CAGAACCTTGTAGATTTGGACCTGACACCTTTCTTTGAGCTAGAGGTATTAGTAAATAGAGGTCTTGGGGATGTCGATTGGCAGGCTGAGATACACAACCGTACTGAACCTAACACAGTTTCATTTACAAGAGAGATGGTATTTGAAAGAGCATTGAAGTTGTTCAAACGGGTTAAGGTGAGCGGTGGAACACCGACTAGGAGTACTTGGACAAACCACTGGGCTATGCGTTGGCAATGGTCTCCTACTGGGGCATACCATTCACAGTATCCTGAAGACGATGAATTCAAAGCTAGGGATGTAGGTTTACGTAATAAATTTTATGCATTGAGTAGGATGCCTACGTACGACATACAACACTTTTTAGAACGGCCACCTTGTATGGAAGCATGGTCAAGCACAAAGTATGAATGGGGTAAGCAGCGTGCTATATACGGTGTAGACGTAACCAACTTTATCTTGTCTAGTTACGCTTTCAAGGGATGCGAAGAGATGTTGAGTAAACATTTTCCCATAGGACCAAGTGCCACTGTGGCTAATGTTAAAGAAACAGTAAAACAAGTGTTAAATAATGGAATACCTTACTGTTTTGACTTTGAAGATTTCAACTCGCAACACAGTGTGACTACGATGAGTGCGGTTATGGATGCATACGTGGCTTGTTTTAAAAACTATCTTGATGATGACCAGATCAAGGCTATTGCATGGGTACAATCAAGTTTGAGTGATAGCAGGTTGCATGTAGCAGGTTGTAGACAAACAGTAAAGACTAATGGCACGTTATTATCTGGTTGGCGGCTTACGACGTTCATGAACACAGTACTCAATTATGTATACCTCGACATATGTGGCATTACTAATGATAGTGTGACAACGCATAACGGCGATGACGTTTTGGCCAGTATCAAGACTCTTAACCAGGTCCAAAATTTATCCCGAAAGGCAGCAGACTACAATATACGCTTTCAAAAACATAAGTGTTACTTGGGTGCTACAGCTGAATTCCTTAGAGTAGACCATAGGCAAGCAAGTGGAGGCCAATATTTA